ACTTGATAACGGACACATTCACGAAGTTGAAAAGAAGGGTAAGTTCAAACGCTTCGCGATCAAACACAAATTTTCATACTAGGAAACACACATGACAAAATTTAGTTTTTCTCAAATCAGTACATGGGGCAAGTGTAACTACCAGTGGCACTTGAAATATGTAGAGGGGCTTATGTCTCCTCCCACACCAGCAATGTCTTACGGTAAGCTTGGCCATAAGATGATTGAAAACATCTTACGTGGCGAAGACATCCATCACGAGATTGTCATAGGTGAAGGGGAGTTCGACACTGGCGAGATAGATGAAGTGCAGCAACTCATCGAAGATGCAACTGCATCTGTTAGGATGTTTGAAGCATCTTTACCATTGTCAGACTGGGAGACAGTTGAACTAGACGGGGTACCGTTGATTGAGTTCCCTGTTGAAGTACCTCTTGATGATGGCGATTCATACATCGGTTACATCGACTGGGTTGCTCGTCACAAACCAAGTGGGCAGGTATGGCTTTGGGATTTTAAATTCAGAAAGTCTTTCCAAGCTGACTGGGTTGAAGAGATAGACCTCCAGAAACCTGTTTATATGAAGCATGTTATTGACCTTGGCATAGATCCAATAGGTACCATCTGTGGCCAAATCAAAAGCACTGCACCTAAGAAACCAGCAATGACTAAGAAGGGTACACTTTCCAAAGCTAAGATTACTACAACCTGGGAAATGTATCGGGACACCGTTATCGAAAACGGATTAAATGTTGCTGACTATGAAGACATGCAAGACAAGCTAAGAGACATGGAGTTTATTAGATTGTCCCGTGCTTTCAGAACAGATGAAGAACTACAACGAACATGGGATACGGTTTTCATTAGAAGCGTTAAGCAAATTAAAACCCAATCATCATTGTTTGAACCACCGCCGAGATCGATCGGCTTTATGAACTGCAACTTCTGCCAGTTCAGAGACATTTGTATTGAAGACTTGAAGGGTCGAGATACCGAAGATTTGAAAAACCAATTTCAGAGGAGAGAAGACTATGCCGCCTAAGAAACTTAACCAAGCTGAACTATATGTGAATCTGGAGTTACACGGTAAACCAGGGGCAGGTAAGACTTCGCTTGCTGGTACCCTGCAAAAACTAGCGCACATGAAAGATGTGCTCTTTATTGACGTGGAGGGTGGACTTCAATCGGTGTGTCACATCGATGGGATTCTATATGAAACCGTTGGTAAAGATGATGATGGAAAACCTAATCACAAAACATGCGAAGACCTAGAGAGGATCTTCTGGTCTGTCGTAAACAAAGAGAAAGGTTATGAGACTGTTCGTACAGTTGTTCTGGATTCAGGTACTGAGTTCCAAACAGCTGACCTAGCTGACATCGTATATGCTGAAGTAAACAACCCATCCAAGAAAAGCAGAACATCTTTGGATGATCTTACTCAGCGTGACTACGGTATCAACTCCACCAGGATGAAAAGAATCTTTCGCATGTTCCGAGATGCGAATGTCAACTTCATCGTGACAGCACTGTCAAAGGAAATCACTAATGACGATGGGAAGATTATTGAAATCCTTCCATACTTCACACCCAAGGTTGGCGAAGCTCTGATGGGTTACGTCGATTATGTCTGGTATCTCTACGTGGACAACACAGGTAAGCGTAAACTTCTAACGCAACCTAAAGGCCCATTCAGAGCTAAGACTAGAGGGTTCGCGTTTGCAGAAAAGCTAGGTGCACAGGTTGAGGATCCTGACCTTAGTGAGATCTTTAAATTAACCGGGGCGAGTTCCAAAAAGAAATAGAGGAATGAGCACCAGAAAGGTGAGAGTGCTCAATCCCCTAAAAGGAAAACACTCTCCCATAATACTTAACTTAACTTTTTTTAACAAGGGAGATTCACATGAATCCAGAAGATATGGACCAAGATTTTGTTGTAGACCTGACCGAGCAGGAGCCTGCAAAGAAACCACAATCAAATGACCCTAAGCGGTTCTGCATTCCAGATGGCGATTACGTCGTTAGTGTAGTTGATGTAAACAAAGAAACTTCTAAAGCAGGCAATCCTATGTTTGTCTGGGATATGGAAGTTGCAGAGGGCGACCATCAAGGTCACTCGATGCGAGTCTTTACGGCTCTTACACCTGCTGCGCTCTGGAAGCTCAGTGAAACCGTTGAGGCTCTTGGCCTTGGGGAAGCAGGCCAGTCGGTCAAGTTCTCCAAGGAGAAGGCACTTGGTCGTCGCTGTGTCGCTGCTGTTCTAGCAGAGGAGTACAACGAGAAGTGGAACTCTAAGATTGATCGGCTAGCACCACACCCCGAAGGGCCGATATCAGATGACGTACCATTCTGAGAAAGTCTAAATAATTAATACCGGGGGAATAGAATGATTGTCACTACTGAGAACTTTAATTCAACTATTAACAGTTTATCTAAAAGAGATTTGTTGTTTGTAGATCTTGAAACCACCGGGCTAGAGCCGTTTCTCGGTGACAAGATTTGCGGCATCGCAGTTCTTGCTGGTGATGAATCATTCTATTACCCCTTTAGGCATATCGTAGGGGGGAACCTCCCCCTCGATTACCTGGGTAAACTTGCACCTTACCTGTCAGATCCTTCTAAAACCTATGTAGGTCACAACTATAAATTCGACCTGAAGTTTCTGCACAGGGAAGGTGTACCCTTACCATCCAAAATACTGGACACGTTAGTAGCTGCCCATCTGCTTGACGAAGATAGCAAAAACCTAAAACTCAAAAGCCTTGGTGCTAAATTCTTTGGTAAAGCAGCAGCAGAAGCAGAGTCCGTCCTTGAAGATAAGCTGAATCTTTTCGGATACGGTAAAGGAGATATGTATAGGCTCCCCGCTACCGACGTTGCGCCATACGCAGAGCAAGATGTTATCCTCACCGCAAAACTTCTTAAGCGGTTTGAGGACATGCTTAAACAAGAAAACACATACGAACTTTTTAAAGAGGTGTCTGAGTTTGAACTTCTAATAACTCAGATGGAACTATATGGAATTAAGTTAGATGTTGATAAAGTTAAATCAAATCTAAGAGAAGCTACTAGCCAGATAAACAAAGTAGGGTTTAAGATTAGGGATATGAGAGGCTACGCCATCAACCCTGGTTCCCCTATTCAGGTTCAGAAGTGGTTAGGTATTCCCGACTCGACCAGTCGAACTCTTGAAAGATTAAATAGAGATGAAGCTAAAGCTGTATTAGAATACAGAGCTTGGTCTAAAGTTAAGAATACATACTACTCCCCATTCCTTAAGCGAATGGATAAGGAACATTGTATTCATCCAACCTTCCGCATGACAGGTACTGTCTCAGGCAGATTGTCATGCTCCAAACCAAACCTTCACGCGGTCCCGCGTAAATCAGAAATCTACAAAGTTAAAGATTGTATAATAGCCAGGGAAGGATTCGTCCTGGCAGAAATAGATTATAGCCAAGCTGAGATTCGAGTGGGCTCTCACTATGCCCGTGAGAATAAGATGCTTGATATGATTAGGGCAGGTGTGGACATCCACACTGCAACAGCCAAAGAGGTTGGTATCGATCGCTTCATCGCGAAGACTCTAAACTTCAGCATCATCTACGGGATTGGGGCTACTGCCTTGGCAGAAAACCTCAACATCTCTGAAGCTGATGCACGTAAATACTTGAACAAGTATAACAAACAATTCCCTGGCTTCCGTAAGCTTCTCTACGATGCACAAAATGTGGCTAAGAACCGTGGTTACATTACAATGTATTCGGGGCGTAGACGGCATTTTACGGGGTATGAACCACCATACCACAAAGCCATCTCCTACTTGGTGCAGGGATCTGCATCGGAAATGCTCCGCTCCTCCATGTGTCGCATATGGAATGAGATGGACAGAGACGTAGTTAGAATGGTCCTAACTGTTCATGATTCAATACTCTTCGAGATCAAGAAGGGTTATCAGGATGAAGTCATCCCAGAAATTCTCAGGATAATGAATAATCAACCTTGGTGCTCATCACCTATCAAGAGTGATGCAGACGTTGGGGAGTCCTGGGGAACAATGAAAGCATATTAATATAGATAACCCTGGAGGGGGGAATGACTACGGAGAGGACCGAGACATCGTACTGTCAAAACTGCATTTGTATAACTAAAAACTTATCACTTGAAACAATACATGATAGGGATTATTGGCTTTGTGAAAAATGTAAAAACCCTTTGCCTAAAGAAGCGTACACTTTGAGGCTTTTAAAGAGTTGGGGGGATACAGCATATGAGAAAAAAGG